AATTTATAAGCAATAATGTAGTTATAATCGTGACAATTCTCATAATATAATAATTTTATGCAAAGGTATCTAAAGTAATAATTTATTTAAATTTTTTCCATGAAATGATGAATAAATGGAATGAATGGCGAAATCGATAAAGTCGCTTAATTATTCACTTCAAAAAAATTGATTCGAGTATCAACACCGTAAGCATTGACGGCAACGGTTCCGAAACCATTGACGGGGCGACAACGCAAGTTATATCTTTGCAATGGGGGAGCCTCACAATGCAAAGCAACGGAACCGCTTGGTATATCATTGATTGAACCAAAAAGAAACATGAAAAACAAACTCGCCCGATTCGTCATCGCTGCCGCTGTCATCCTTGCGATGGCATCTTGCGTCGGTCCCTCGCCGTTCACCGCGCCCCGCGATGCCCTTACGGGAATTCGCATGGACATTCCGCGCAACCCCGAAACCGGGGAAAAGCTTTGGGCGGATTTCGACCCGCTGGAATTCCCCGGGGATCAATGGGGGCAATTGACCAATCACCCGATGTTGACTTGGCAGGGGAGAAATGATTTCTTTTTCGGGCATACTCCCGATTTCTAACAATCGCCCCAACCATCTAACATCTTCCCAAAATGCTTCACGATTACTTCAAGGAAAAGCTTTTGCTTGTTACAACAACCATTTTCGCAAGCGCGGGAACGGCAGTTGCGGCAATGCTTTCGAAGGGGGATGTTAGATGGCTTCTTGTTACTTTCACAATTTCAATCTTCACTTCGGTCTTCTTGGCAATCGGTTTCAGGGGTCCGAAGGACAGCGCAAAGAAAGTTGTTTCAAGGGCGGGAATTGCGGTCATCGGCGGAATGTTCCTGACGCGCTACGTTGCGCACAAATTGGGAATTGAGTTCAAGGAAGATGACGCGATCCAACTTGCAGGAACTGCCGCCGGGGTTTGCGCGGCTTCCTTTTTGATCGGATACCCGATTCTTGAAATCATCAACCGGAAGCGGGACGACATTGCCAAAAAGTTCCTTGGCAGATACGGCATTGATGAATGATTGTGGAAATTCCAGCCTATCGGCAGGGGGTCGAATACATCCCGACCCAATGGGCGCATTTGATGTTTGTTTCGATTGCGCTAGTTGAAATCAAGTTTGACGTTCCCGTTAGAGATTGCGATTTCATCCACAATGGGAAGCTTTTGGCTTCCTTCCGTTCAAACGTCCTTCGAATCTTCCCCGGATATGCTTGGGATGGATGCTCGCCCAAGCGGCGGTTTCTCCGGTTGGCTTTCGGCACCCCCGACCCGCCTTGTTCCCGCCTCGCTTCGAAAGTTCATGATTTGTTATATCAATTTCTTTTGACGGAAGGTTTCCCGTTCACGCGGAAACAGTGCGACGATTGCTTTTTTTGCATCATGCGTCTTTCAGGCTTCCGTTTTGGCGGGCTGTATCATTACTTTGTGAAGACCTTCGGGGACCGATTCGCCCGCAAGGTTGAAGGAACGCAAATCATATATCATGAAGCCGCTGACAATTCAGGAAGTTGACGCAATCATTACCGCAAACAAAGTTCCCCGGGACCGCTTCCCGGTTGTTGTTGTAGCGGTTCGCGGGTCCGACCTTGACGCGGGAACCCCCGGGGAAAACAACCGCAAGATTTACGACGATTTGCACGTTCTCCGCACCCCCAAGGGTTGCGAGCAATGGGCCGGAAATACCGACCCGAACGGCTTCCGCCCGGGGCGAGGGAAGGGTTCGAAAAAGGGGATGGGACTTCTTGCCCCGGGCATTCACCTTTTCGCCCCCGGGCTTCACAAGGGCAAGATTCCGGCTTTCCGTCAAGCGGAGCCGTTCACACTCATTCGCGACGCTTTCGCAGGGGAAGAACCCGTTCGAGATGTTGGAATGCACGCGGTCAACTGGCACCCCGGCGGAGGGGATGAAAAGAGCTTCGGGCAAACATGGTCGCTTGCCTGCCAAACCAACCCGAAGCCGACCTTTCAACTGATTCGCGGCAGGGTCTTGGGGGCTTGCTTGCAATTTCATCAAGAGGAAGGGAAAAACGACTTGGGGCAAGACGGTCCTTTGATCCCATACATTTTGATTGAAGAAACAGAACGGCGGAAGGGAAATCTTGTTGTTTCAAAGCGTTACTTCTAATGCCTGATTTCTCATATAGCGACGCCTTGCGCGAAGCCTTCGCGAGTTGCGACAATTCGAAAGTCATCATTGACACTTTGGAATTGTCGCACCCGGCACTTGAGGAACCTTTGCGCCTTGTCCGGGCTTTGGAAGATATGACTTTCGGGCTTGAAAACGGCGGCGGGGATTTTCTTTTCACGGCGGCAGGCTTCACCTTGGGCAAACCTCAAAGCGGACAAAACGGCTTGCAGGAATTACCAATCGGAATTCCCAACGTCAGCCGGGAAATCGGGGACTTTCTTGAAACATGTTTGAGCGAAGCCGCTCCCGTTCAAGTCATCTATCGAATCTATTTGAGCGACGATTTAAGCGAACCGCAAAACGGAAACGGAATTCGGCTTTTCTTATATGATGCCGTTGCCAACGGTTCGCAAGTCACCGGGCGGGCGACGTTCGCGGAAATCATCAATCGCCGCTGGCCATTGTCAAAATGGGTTTATTCGAATACTTTATTTCCGGCCTTGACCCGTTGAAATGAAATATCTTCAACATTTGGGAAAGCCTTGGGTTTGCGGTTCGCAGGGTCCGCAAACTTTCGATTGTTGGGGCTTGCTCAAGACGGTTTACCGGGAGTCATTCGGGATCGAACTTGACCCTTTGGAAGCACGGCGGGCCGATCAAGTCGCGGATTGCGTCAGGGTCGCCGCCGGTATTGTGGAAAGCCCCGATTGGACCGAAACCAAGGAACCCCGCGAAGGTGACGCGGTTGCACTTTCCCGACGCTCCGCAATCCATCATGTCGGAATCTATTTGAAAGGGCGGCGGGTGCTTCACGCGGTTTCCAGCAACGGGGTCATTGTTCAATCAATCCATTCCCTCAAGTTGAACGGCTTTTCAATCATCAAGTTTTATCATCATGAGCTTTGCCCGAATTGTTGAAGTAACAAATCCCTTTGATATTAGAAAGTCAATGGTTGTCCACAATGTCAAGCCGGGGCTGACGTTGCGCCAATGGTTGCGGAAACGTTTTGGCAAAGGCTTTAAAGATTTCAAATTGCCGACTGTTTGCAACATCAATGGGAAATGGATTTCCCGCGAACTTTGGGGGAAGATCAAAACCAAGGCGGGGGATTTGGTTCAATTCATTACGTCCCCGGGATATGAGGCTGTTTATTTTGCCATCGCTCTTGCCGTTGTTGCGCTTGTTGTTGCTATCGCTTTGATGCCTGCGATTCCCGGCCAAGGCGACGGGGGCAAAACTCCCCCGGCTTACACCTTGCAGGGGCAAAACAACCGCTATCGCCCGGGCGAACCGATTGAAATTTGTTATGGGAGAAACCGCATTTATCCAAGTTACGCGGCAGTTCCATACAATAGATATATCAACCACGAACAATATCAGTATTCCGTTTTTTGCTTGGGGGTCGGGTATTTCGACATTGAAGAGGTTCGGATTGAAGATACCCCAATTGCAAATTTCCCGGACGTTGATTTCGAAATCTTGGAACCGGGGGATGCTATATCTTTGCTTTCTGACAACGTGGTGACGGTTGCGGAAGTCGGGGGGATTGAGCTTTTCGGACCCAATCAAGCGGAATTCCCGGCAAGCGGTTGGGCCGGTCCTTTCACGCTCAATCCGGCAGGCACAACAACAACCAAGATCGAAATTGATTTGATTTGCCCGAATGGGCTTTTCGCAAACGTGTCGGGGCTGTTTTCGAATACTGACGTTTTCATGGATTTCGAAATCCGCGAAATTGATGACACCGGCGAGCCTTTGGGAGATTGGGAAGAACTGGTTTCAGATTTGGAAATTGAAGACAGCAAAACCCGCCCCCGGGCTTATACGTTTGATTACACGGTCACGGCGGGAAGATATGAAATCCGGGGCAAGCGAACCAATGACGCCCCGACGACTTCGCAAATCGTCAACCGGACTTTGTGGCAATCGGCAAAAGCGTATTTGCCGGATGTTGGAACTTACGAAGGTGTTACTTGTATTGCGGTTGTTGCAAAGGCAACTAACAGTTTGAATGATAATTCAAAAAACCGATTCAATGCAATCGCAACGCGCAAGCTTCCGGTTTACGATTCGGAGGCGGGAACATGGTCAGACGCTCCGGGGGATCTTGTCGCGACACGCTCGCCCGTCATTGCGTTCGCGGATGCCTTCCGGGCGGAGTATGGGGGCAATCTTCCCGATTCGTACTTGGATATGGATGAACTGCTTGCGATGGATGAAATTTTCACCGCTGGCGGAATTCAATTCGATTGGATCTTTGACCAAAAAGCAACGCTCTTTGATATTGCGAAAACGATTTGCCGGGTTGGAAGATCAATTCCGATGATGGCAGGAAGTCGCTTGTTTATGATTCGCGATCAAGCTTCGGAAGATGTTGTTTCAATGTTTTCACCTGACAACATTTTGCAGGGTAGCTTTTCGCAAGAGTTCAAGTTATTTGAATTCGACGGGTTTGATTCAACAATCGTCGAATACGTTGACCCGGTGACATTCCAAAACAAGGAAGTCACAACAACGCTCCCCGGCGGAACGACTGACAACCCGGAAAGATTCAAGTTGCAAGGTTGCACTTCCGAAACCGTCGCTTGGCGGGAGGGAATGTATATGAATTCCGTTCGTCGCTACTTGCGAAAAAGAATTATCTTCCGGACCGGGCTTGAAGCGATCATTCCGGTTTACGGGGATTTGATTTCGGTTTCCCATGATGTTCCGCGATGGGGGACCGCTGGCACCGTTGAGGAATACGCGATTGAGGGTGCCGCGACCCTTTTGACCCTATCGGAAGATGTTGAATTTCCCGAAGCGGTCGCGTGCAAGCTCGTGCTTCGGAATCGCTACGGGGAGCCGTCCGAACCCCTCGCTTGCGTCGCGGGACCGGATGCAAACCAAGTGCTTCTTGCGGTCGCAATCGACCCGCTAGATTACCCGCTAGGGGCATCCCGCGAACCCCTGCTTTTCACCTTCGGGCCGGTTGATACGTTGCGGCAGGTTTGCAAAGTAATATCAATCAAACCGGGCGACGGGGAAGAGGTTGAAATCGAATGCCTGCCATACGTTCCGGGAGTCTATGAATACGACTCCGAAACTCCGCCTTGATGAAACAACAAGCCCGGGGAACCTTTCGGCAACCCCGGGCTTGTTGGAACGCATCGAATCAAGACCCGCAAAGATCCCGGGGAGAACCTACCGAATCCCCGCCGCCGGTCAACTCTCAAATCCGGCAATAAAACCCCGAACGAAAGCCGCCACAAGCTCACGGTTGATACCCTTTCCGGG